GTATTGTATCAAATTGATTTAACTCACTATAAGAAATCCAATCACTATGTTCTTCTGCTTTATCTTCTGGATTTAAATAAACATTCCCTAAAAACAATCTTCCTTTTAATTGTTTTGAAAATTGACCATTTACTCTATTACTGTAAATTGTTTGATTTGGCGTTTCCCCAAGATCTTCTAATTTATAATCTCTACAAGAAATTGTAACCCTATCCCCACTTTTACTAAAACCCATTCCAGGAGTTGATGATCCCTGTGATGTGCTAATTCCAAATCCTTGTAATAAGCGACTACTACGATGTGATGAAGAAGTAGATAAATCTTCAGAGGCTTTAATCCATACTCCACCAATATCACTATCATAAGCACTGTTACCAACAATTTCATAAGCATCTACTGAAGAATTATTAGGTACAACAAGACTACCAACTAATTCATTTACAATTATACTTGAATTAAAATCTGAAAACCTTTCTGGAATAAGTAATCCAACATTTTTACCACTATAAGCACCGTAACTACCAGATGCAGAAGTTGAATAAGAACCAGAACTTCTATACTCTACTTTCCATTCTGATCCTTGAAATATACCATCTTCATCTATGTAACTATTTCCAAGTTTTGCATCACTATTTAATTCGTATTTTATATAACTTGGGACTGGTTTTTTTGCAATACTTGCATTATTTATGTGAGCTACATCAGTAGTAGTAATAGTTGGACTAATATCTGTACCCCTTGCTGATAAATCAACAATATGTTCCCCACTGGCAACATTTCTAATTTTTACATTTCCACCAATGCCGTTTGCCGTTGCACTTGGAGTCCCAATAAAAGTAGTTGTTCCAACACTAAGAATAGTAATATTAGAACTTACGTGACTACCTATTCGTACCGTGTCTCCTACTTTAATAACATTTGATATGTCAGCAGTAACTGTAAATGTTTTAGGGACACCACTATTCCAATCGTGATTTGCATTTAAAGTAAATCCTGTATCCTTACTTGTATTTATAACAATAGGTGTACTTGCAGTTGTTACATATTCGTGATTTTCATCTTCAATAGATAAAATTTGATTTCCCGTTATTCCCGTTGAGCTTCCTACCACCATATAATCTTGAGTGCTATTCATTTTTCGTGCAGTAGTAAATTCAGCAAATCCTAATAATGCAGAATAATCTATAGATGAACCCTCAATACCATCCCATCCACCAGCCACTCCTAAAGCATACTTATCCGAACCAGTCCAATATTCAGAATAATCAAAATTATCTAAACTACTGTATGATGCTGTTTTTATATTTACAGTGTGATCATCAAACCCTATAACACTAACATTTTTTAATTGACCTACACTTGATAAATCTGTTCCACTATCTACAAAGGTCATATGCCCAATTAATTGATAATTAGAATAAAACCCAGCCGTTCCTATTGAACGATAGATATTTATGCCTGTAATTCTTTTATTTAGATTATTAACATTTCCAATAACAACATTTAATTCATAAATATGTTTTCTTGAATTTGTGTCCGTAAATGTTACTTCTTTTGATTTATCAAATAGTGTTTCTTGTACACCATCATATATTGCTGTGCAATTATATTTAACAGTATCTCCATTTCTAATGTCTGATTTTGCTTTATATTTATCTCCTTCAATTAATGTAAAAGGATTATTTATTGTATTTACATATCCATACCAATTTGCTGAGATTGGCACTGAGCCATTAAACATAGATCGATTAATATATCCTAACCATAACCCTTTTGCTTCTGTAGTGGATACTTTACCAATTGCTCCTGGAATAAATCGTACTGTATCATTTGTGGGGACAATTGGATTCTTATCTGTATTGTGATAGATAGTTGAAGTAGAGCTGACATTTGTTTCTGATATTTCTGAAAAGGTGTATTTATCGTTTAAGTTTGTCCATCTATAATCTACTGTTCCTGTACCATTCCAGGCTCCAGAACCCCATCCAATATCAGTAAATCTATTTAATGCTGATTTTGCGACAGAAGCTGTTGTACTATACTCAATACCATAAGCACCAATGTGTGCTTTTGCGTGAGTAAAGAAATAGTTCCCACTGGAAAATCCAGTAACTACATCATCAAAACAAGTCGGATTCCATCCTTTATAACTATCGGGATTATTATCATTTAATGGAGAGACAGTTTTACTTGTGTCTATTCTATGTACTCTACCGTGAACCATTCCACTTCCAAAAACGCCAGAATCATTTGTGCCAATATGAAGATATTTTGTGCCATTCGGATTTTTATAAGAGTGTTTAATAAACGTAATAACGGTTGAAGTTGTAAAATTACTGGATGAAAGACTTACCCAGGCTAATACAATATTAGAATTATTTGCAGTGCTGTATTGGACGTATTTAGTTTCATCTGCTTTTTCTGTATTAATAACCAATGATTCATTCTTATTTGAATTTTCTCCAAAATCCATTTTATCTATATAGTGCAAAGTATAATCTTGTACACCAGAATCTGTCCAGGTAAAATTTCCACTTACAGAATTATACAATCCATAATGTAATTTATGATTGTAAGTACTTGATTTTGTTTCAGCTAATACTAAATAGTTAGCAGTACCAGATACTGTATTTGTAATTGATGTCATTCCTATCCAAGAGTAACCAGATGTATTACTTGGCGTACCAGAGACAACACTAAAAGCACTATCAGTAGTAGCCATTTTCCATAGACCACTTCCTGGAATTAATAAAAAACAAGCTCCTGTTTCAAATGTGTAAAAGTAACTTATAGGGACACTTGCTGATGCTGAAGGAGTTGTTAGAGCAGATAAGAAGTCATCGTTAACCAATGTTTCTGATATAGTACCATTAGATGCAACCGTATATTTATATATAAAATTTGATATTTTACTGGTACCACTTTTTACCCCGCTATAATGAACATAAATAGCATCATTAAAAGTAATCATACTGGCAACATACATTGATGTGTAATCACTTGAATCTACAAGGTTAACATAATTTGAGTTTCCTAATGGTGAGGGATTACTACCTAATGTAGTCCATATTCTATCAAATCCTCCGCCAATAGAAAAACTATACATACAAAGCACCTTACCATTTAATGCTAAAAGTGCTATATTTTTAAAACTGGAAGTACTATGTCCATTATCCAACTGTGACGTGTTTGTTGATAATGCTAAGTGAGTACCGTGTTTACCACCTAAATCTATTAATCGACAGCCTGTATCATTTGAAGTTGCAAAAAAGCTCCCTCCCCAAGTCGGTGCTTGACTTACATTAATATGATGCTCATTTGAGCTAATATATTCAATATCTCCATACATATCAGTGTTGGCAATTGCATTACTGCTGTTATCTTCTGCGTTAACGATCATAACATCTTTGCCCGTAGTTAACCCAGATGAAGATCCTGTTTTAAACCAGAAAATATTATCTTCTACTTGAAGATGATCTGTTATTGCGGGTAACGAAGGATCATACCAGAATAGCAATACCTCTTTCGTACTACTATCAATTAATACCAGGATATAGCGGTATTCATTCGTGGTAAACTTATCGGATATAAAGGTAAATACGTTATAAACCACATAACTCTTACTGAGCTTGGTATTTAACTGCGATAATGCAAAACTTGGAATATCTGTAGGCTGTCCCGCTCCAAATGTCTTTTCTAATTTCCCGTCACGAATGCGGAGATTCTCCATATTCTGAGCAATATGTTCTGGGAGATCTTCTACGTCTACGTTGGTTACAACTCCGCCAAAGTCTGTTATGTCAATAAGTTCTGCCATTAAATAGGATGATTCGGATAAATTGGATCTACTAAACTATTAGAAGAGCTATGATCAAATGGTAACCCTTCTCCTACAACTTGCGTTGCTGGATTCTGATTGTATCTGCCAATCATCCCGTACGCTCTTTGTTCTGCATCCTGTTTACGTGCCTGGTTATTTGACAGTCTCCACAGCTCTGCTTCAGCAAGTTCTACTAAAGCATCGTGAAAAATAGCATTTAGATCACAATCTACTACTGGACTTGCAGTTACTAATGCTGTTGGCTCTTTAATAAAGTAACAATCAACTTTTGCTGTTGTGTTATAAATATAAATTCTGTTTTTAAAAGCAAAGTATACAGGCTCTGTGGCACTAAAGCCGAAGTAGCCCGTTGTAAAATCTTTTGCCATATCAAAGGATATTTTGCGTATAAAATTGCTATTAGCTACCCGAATACCTAATACACCTAATACTCCACCAAATGGTGTAGAATCAAGCGTTGTATTGTTGGGTATAAAATAACTCTTAAAATGCGTGTCTACATCGTTATCTGTTAGAAGCGTTATATCAACTTTAAGTGTCTGTAGATCTGTTAATAAATGAGGATTTAAAAGCTGTATTAGCTTATCCTGTGCAATGTTTAAATAGCGTAGTTTGACTGTATCACTAAAAAGATCCCCAGAGGTATCTTCCAGGCGATCTCCTAATACGGTTAACATTTCTGCTGTGGTCATAGTTTCTCCAGGGCTATACAGCCCCCACCGAATGATGAGGGCTGTAAGGTTAATAGATTACAATTAAGCGTAATCAGTTGGTGAGTATAACTGCTTTACCACACAATGAGCTTTACGGTTTGTAACAACCATATTACCATAAGTGTGAACCTTCTGAACAAAGGTATTACTTTTTGTATCTTCAATCATATCAGATGCAGTGAATTTTGCACCAGAGTTGAAGAACATATGTAAGTAATTTGTGTTTAAGAAATAGATTCTTCCATCTCTATCTTTAGCTGTATCAGCACCACCAGTTTGTAACTGAGCTGTTACCATATCTTGATCAGCGACAATATCAATGCCTCTGAAATTAAGACCAGTAAAACCCATAGAACCCATACGCTCACTCATTTTAGAGCCAGTTTTTCTTGGATCGATTTCGTTCTCAATTAAATCATAAAGATATTGAGTTACAATAATTAGATCTGGGTTTTCTCCTGTTTGAGCTTTTGCATTTGCTACACCTTTAGCAAGAATCTTCAAAATGTAAGTATCCTTTGATGCATCAACCATATTAGCTTCAGTCACATACTGTACACCAGCATCTGGACTATCACCCGCAAAAT